ATAATTTCTAAAATTAAAATTCAAGAAAATTTCAAAATGAATCGAAACTATTGTTCCAGCGAACTGAGAAGCTGGTCGGCGAAAACGTGTGTAACGTTAGTAGTTTTGACCGCCTTTTTGTTGGGGATGACTCAGGTGGCAGCAAAGGCCATAGAGTCAGATGCTTCGGATTGGTTAGAAGAAATAACGGCGAACATCACAGGTACTATGAATAAGCATGCGGAAACGATTGCAAACAAGTATCCCCATGATGCGACGCGAGTGAATTCCTTCAAACAAGCCGGTAAAGAACTTACGGAAACAATGCGAGAATCTTTAGGCAACTTAATCTTTCAGGGACTCTTAGTTAACGCCGATGTAAAAGCAGAAATGCAGAATATCAGGGGCAAAATGGCAGAGAAAGTGAATGATGTGTTGATTCAAGGACTATTGGTAGAAAAAGAACTAGAAGACTCAGAAATGGGAAAGACGGTAATTGCTGCCAAAAATGTCGTTGAGGAGTTGAACCTATTCTTACAACACCCGCTAATTGAGTTGACGAAGTCGTGGATAGGGATTGCGATCCTGGTTCTAGCCTCATTGGCCATAGTGGGTTTATTTGTTTTCGTAGCTGGACCAATTCTGAAGTTGTTGTGGAGAGGTTGCGTGATCATCGTATCAGCGGCCATGAACGGACTTTGGCGTCTAATGGTAGGAATTGTTGGGATTCTGGCGAAGGGAGGATGTTGCGCAGTGTTTTGCGCTCAGTGGCCCTTTCTTGGAATCAGAAACTTCTTTATAGCTAGACGCCTAGTGAAGCAGGATAAGAAAAGAATGAAAGTGTACAATGTAGGAGAAGCTGAAGAGATGATCCAGGTTGTAACACGGACGTATTCTGATATTAAGACTGATGAGCTGGGACCGTACATGGAAGCTACACCGAATCACAGAGTTTATTTCAATGCCAGAACAAGAAACGAGGACCTAATGACTATGAATATGTTAACGACGCCCGCACGAGATAGTGGCGTGGTTACCACAATTCATAAGGAAGCAATATTGGCTACTTCGAAACTGTATAAAACAGCGAAGCTACCTGATTTTCAAGGCCAGTTTGATGTGGATGGCACTACAATTGGACACTTTTCGCGCATAAAATTCGACAACAAGGATTGCTTAATAACGGCATACCACGTTTTAGATTACAATAAAGCAGCGATAGTTAGGTTGAAGAAGGGTGATAAGCTTGTGCAAATGGACACCATTAGGACACGCATCGTGTGTGCGTCAAAGACTGAAGAGCTGGATTTCATAATTATGGAGTTACCAGCATCTGTCTTTTCGACCCTTTCGATGAAAGTGGGAACATGGACATCCAGAGTGCAAGCTAGAGAACCCATCTCTATACACCAGTTGTATTATGGTAAAAGCTGTGTTTCAAGTGCGTCGATCCGAGTCAGCGAG